GACGAGAATTGGCAACTTTATCTTAAATGGCCAGAAGAACGTCTAGTAATAACACCAAACTAATTAAGTACATGGTTAATGAGCAATTCATTAACTATGTATTTAATTTTTGTCATAAATACAACTATGGCAGATATAATAATTGGATCATCAAATACCTTACGATCATGTAATAGCGTAACTCTAACCGGATTAGAACTCGCTAAGAAGGATCTCGAAAACCATTTCAGCATTAAAAAAGGCGAGAAATGGAGCAACCCAGAGTTTGGGACAAATATTCCTTATTACTTATTTCAACCAATTGATGAGTTTGTAGCTCAATCAATTAGAGATGAAGTCATTGAGGTAATTGATTATGATCCACGATTTGAATTAATAGATGATAATATTGAAGTTACTGAAGATACATATTCGGTCAATGTTTCAGTGAATGTAAAATACATTCCGTTAAATCAAGTCGAAACAATTTACATAGAGTTCCAGAGGGAACAAACAGAAACGGATAACTTATAATATGGCGCAGCAAAATAGGCAGGTGAGGATGTTTGCAGCTGAAGATTATATGGCTGTTTATGATTCGTATATTAATGCTAACTTTAAAGCATTTGATTTTGATACGATTCGCGAAAGCATGGTCACATATATTCAAGCTCAATACCCAGAGAATTTCAATGATTGGATTGAAAGTAGTGACTTTGTAGCATTACTTGATGTAATTGCACAGTTTGGACATAACTTTGCATTTAGAAATGACTTAAACAGTCGTAATAACTTTTTAAGTACAGCACAACGACAAGATAGTGTATTTAAACTAGCTGAATTTTTGGGATATATTCCTCGCCGTAATATTCCAGCAGCTGGTCAACTTAAAATTATTAGTGTTAAAACTAATGAAGGTGTATTAGGCAGCGATGGTAATACATTAGCAGGTAAAACATTACGCTATGAAAGCATAAGTTCAAATGATACAATTGATGACTTTATTACTGTAATGAACGCAGTGTTTAATATTAATAACCAATTTGGTAATCCGAGAAAAACTGCATCTATTTCTGGTGTTGAACATCATTTTTACAATTTAAACAATTTAAACAATCAAATTGTTTTTGAATTTACTGGTGTAGCACAAGGAACAAGTAAACCATTTAACATTATAGGTTTGGATTATAATACTGAACGCGGTGTATTATTTGAAAATACACCTGATCCAGCTAATGCTTTTAGTTTAGTTTATAAAAATGATGGCCGTGGATTGGGTAGTTCCAATACAGGCTTCTTTGCAGGATTTAAACAAGGCTCACTTAGCTTTAAAGACTTTAATATCAATAGCCCAATTAGTAGCTTAACACTAGACGTCAATGTTAACGATATTAACAATGGTGATGTATGGGTTGAAACTATTGACGATCAAGGCAATGTTATTACAAAATGGACTAGTGTTGAAAGTGTATACGGATTCAATGAAATCTATAATGATACTATTCATACTGAACGAAATATTTTTGCTGTTAAAACTAGAGCAGATAACCAAGTTAGTGTAATGTTTCCAGATGAAAGTTTTGGTAACTTGCCACAAGGTATTATTCGTGTTTGGTATCGTACAGGATTCAATCAAACATATGCATTGCGCCCAGATGACATTGGTAATAAATCAATAAACATCAAATACCAAGGTATTGATGGTAACACATATACTGTTACTGTTGGCTTACTATTGCAATCAAATGTAACTAATGCTAGTAGCAGTGAAAGTTTAGACAGTATTAAACAGAATGCGCCACGTGCATACAGTGCGCAAAATCGCATGATTACAGCACAAGACTATAATAATTATTTAATTACACAAAGTGAACAAATTGCTAAAGTAAAAAGTGTAAACCGCACACACAGCGGACACAGTCGTTACATTAATCCAACAGATCCGACTGGTAAATATACCAATTTGCGTCTTTTTGCAACAGATGGTACAATCACTGTCAGTGAAACAATAATTGAAGACAATACTAATAATTTGACAGCCCGAGATATGTTTGATCGTTTTATTAGTCCATTATTGAATAATCAAGAATTGGTAAATTTATATTATCATAAATGGAAAACAACATTTGAAACTGATAAAGCTAGTGATGCAACTATATATAAATGGCAACCAATTGACAATACCAGTGGATATTTTGTGAACGATGCCCCAGTAATTGTAAGTAATGCTACTGGCTTTATGAAAAATATACAAGTTGGCTCGTTAGTTAAACTAACTGAAGATGTTACTGGTACAGTAACATGGGCAAAAGTATCAAATATTAGCAACGATGGTCTTGGTGTAGATAATGCCAATGGTACCTCAAGCGGTTTAAATCATCGTGGCGCAGGCGCAATTACTTTTGATACTGAAATTAAAACAGTACATACATTGACAATGGCTTATATGCCATTCCCAAGAAAATTTACAACTGCTGAGCGAGATGATATTATTGCTAAATTTGAAGCTAAAACTGACTTTATAATTTATTATGATCATGTTCTACAAGCGTTTGCTACATTACCAGTAACATCTCAAATTAAAACTGATGCTTTTCCATTATCGTTTACAAATGAAGGAATCGACAGTTGGTTAATTTATTGTACTTCAAACGACCCTGCATTTGATATATCTACACGTGTTGTTAAATACGGAATTACAAGTGATCAAATTGAATTTACAAATATTACAAATGAATATAACTTAGATTATCACACTAAGAAGAAAAAGCGTGATAATGTTTCAGTAGTGATTAATAATGTTGAGTACAGTAATTTTTACATTTATGGTTACAATTATGACAACAATGGCATTTTTTATAGTAACAGTGTAAATTTAGTTCTTGAAGATGGTGACAATGATGGCAGACCTGACAACCCAGAAGTATATTATAACATAGCTAATGAGTTACCGTCAATGACAAATTTACGATTTGAATGGACACATGTACCTGACAATAATGAAATAATTGATCCAGGCTTTAGTAATATTATTGATGCATTTGTATTGACAAGAAGCTATGACACTGAATTTAGAAATTGGTTAATTAAAACTGATAATAATCTATTAGATGCACCACTAGCTCCAACAACAAATGAGTTAACAGCACAATTTAATACAATTACTGACAAAAAATCACTAAGTGACACAGTAATATATAATCCAGTAAAATATAAAATATTATTTGGCATAAAAGCAACTGAAGATGCTCGTGCATCATTTAGTGTAATTACGTCGCCAACATCATCTATTACAGATAATGAAATTAAAAGCCGTATTGTAGAATCAATTTACAGTTTCTTTACACTTGATAATTGGGACTTTGGTGAAACATTCTACTTTACAGAATTAGCAGCATATGTACATAAAGAATTAGCTGGCGAGATAAGCAGCTTTGTTATTGTACCAGAAAGTGCAAACAGTGTGTTTGGTAAACTATTCCAAATAACACCAATGAGTGATGAATTGTTTATTCCAGATGTTTCATTAACCGACATTGAAATTGTTAGTGAAATTACAAGCGAAAATATTAAGGCTACAGGAAATTAATTATGACATTTAAACCAAAGAAAATAGTAACTGCTTTAAACAAAACCAGAGCTGGTACACGTGCTTTAGATAAAATTAAATCAAGTACGTTTTTACCAGGAGTTTTTCAAAGTAGTTTAAATGAAAAATGGTTAAATGCTAGTCTTGACTTAATGATAAGCAAGGGTGACCTGGATGACATTAATGCATATGTGGGCGCTGCAACGGGACAAGAATTAAATGATGTTAATGATTTATATTTAAATACAAATCAATTAACGCATATGCAACCTACTATTGTTGCAAAAGACGATAGTGGTGAAATGACAGAAAGCATTAGCTGGGATCAAATTAAAGATCGTATCGAACTTGAATTCAATGATTATGATTATAATGCAGCATATAATACACGCTCATATATGTTTAATCCTCCAATTAATGTGGATAAATTTATTAACTTTAGCCAGTATTACTGGTGTCCAGAAATTTTAGATGCACCTGCAATAATTACACTGACAAATACTACATACACTAACTATAATCCTATTGACGTTTTTGATAACGTAATAAATGGTCAACTTCCATATGAAATAGTTGATGGGCCAACAGTAACGGAAAGCGGTACTATTGAATTATATAACGGTATGGTAGTTCAATTTATTGGCGCAGGGTTTGATCCAGCTATCACAAATCATACGTATGTTATTTGTGGCGTAGGCAAAAAAATTAAATTCCGTTCAGAAAGTAACATATCGCGTTTAACACCGTTTACTAAATTTTATAGCGGAGTACAGGTACCTTGGGAAGATAAAAGCTATACGGTTTGTAATATCAATGACGATTTTGTATCTGGATTTAGTCGTGCAAACCGCTGGATGCATATAGATGCATTGCGTTTATTAGCCAAGGCTGACCCATCAATTCCTTTACTTGAATGGAGTAATAATACAAAAAACGCAAAGCGTAATATTATTGAATTTGATAGAAATTTATTATTATGGGATATTGCTTCTGGTACACACCATAATGTAGTACATTGGCAAGTTGGATTAGAACATTTATCTGATATTTCGCCATTAGGTCCGATATTAAATGTTGGTTCATGGGTAGCAGGCGAAAAGGTTATTATTAAAACAACAAATGCAATACAAGAGTCATATAATACAATATACACGATAGATGTAGATGGTATTAGTTTAACACCATCTACTACACTGGCCGACGGCGATTATTGGACCATTGGGCATGATTACTATAGCGGTGACCAGGCTGATTATAGTCGTTACGATTTCCAGTGGAAAGATGATGTCATCACATTAATACAAACAATGGTAACGCCAAGCACCAGACCGTTATTTAGATTAAAAGATTATCAAGCAAACTGGCTAGATTCATATAGTGAGAGTACATTTAATGGCAACTATATATTTGGTTATAAAACTGGAACCGGCGCGGTTGACACTGAATTGGGCTTTGCTCCATCATACAAGGATATTGGTACAACAAGTGAAGTTGAATTTACAAACTATATTGACAGTGAAAGATATTATACACAAGAATATCAAAATAATGTTGAAGTAGAGATATTAGGTAATTATTTTTATGACTTCACAGGCGGCAAAAGTTTTAATAACTATATACCATCAACAGTTCCAGTTGGTGCTAAAACAAAATTACAAATAATCAGTGGACCAGATATTCCTTCAGCACCTATTACAGGCGCCACTGGCAATGGTCAAACTATTGTATTTCTAGCTGATAATAATTTTAAAGTTGGATGGACTATTGATATTACAGGCATGGCACCAAACCAATATAATTTAATGAATGCAACTATAGTTGCTGCAACAGAAACCACTTTTACGATTAACAGTGGTGTTACAGGTGCATTTGTATCTGGAGGCACAGCAGCATTAAATGAAAATACAAATTTAGAATGGGCACTTAAACAAATTGGTGAAACTGATACTACAAAGACAGATATTACTATTGATTTGCCGCTAAGTGAATGGCGTCCAGTACTACATTATGAATATTTTGAAAGAAATGGTGAACCCGCATTGCTTGAAGTTACCAATAATAAAATATACAATGAAAGTATTCGTACACCTTTAACAGTAGAACAAAATACAACTATTGATTTTTACGATGTATCAGCAGACCAGTCACTACAGTTTTTACAGGTTGATCCAACTGACCCGTCGGGCGAATCAGTTATTACTGGTACTAGTCTTGATGGTAAAGTAACTATTGTAGTCACTGGCAATAAACATAGTGTAACATTGCCAGACGAGGACAAATATGTATTATGGTATGCAAATGGAACAAATAGAAAAGTAAGAATAATTACAGCATCACACGAAAAGTATGCACAACAACATCTTCATATTACCATAAATGGACAACAGATTAATTATTCAGATTACTCAGCTACAAGTACTGAAATTACTATTTCAGGCAGCGCATTAGATGCAAGCGAGAATCATATTATTGACATTGAATATTATCGTAATACCCCTAACAGCGAGACTATCGTTCCAGAATCAATAGTTAATAATCCAACAAATGAAAAATTAACTGATTTCACCATTGGTGAAACATTTAATCATTGGATTAGCTTAATACAACACCAGCCAGGTTTTGATGGTGCAGCATATGGTAATAATAATTATGATTATATACCAAAGACAAATACATTAGGCGGAACAATATATATTACAGATAGTAGTCCTATTATTCATGATTATACATATGCAAATAAAAATTTAGATTTGACTGAAGGTATAAAAAACCAAGCCAAAGAGTGGTATGCATTTAGAAATCGTTTAGTAGCGCAAGCAAAACGAATGTATAGTAGCAATTCAACATTAGATATTAAATCGTTAACAAATTTAATTATTAGTCAACTAACTGAAAATAATAAAGGCAAAGAATTACATCGTAAATCAAACATGGCATTTGGAAAATTGGCATGTGACCAAGTAATAATATATGATGCAATTGGTGGTGAATATGGAATAGATGTTAATATTAATGCTGATGTATATGTTAAAGACCATATTAATGTTTATATAGAAGATAATCATTATAGTAATAATACACGAGTATTTCGACTATTAAAAGAAAATAGTGATTATACAATTGCATCAGGGTTAATTAAAGTTACTACTAGTAAAACAGACTTCACCAATGGTGAAGATGTAACATTGCATATTTACAAACACAATGCGCTAGATGATTGTTATATCCCAGCTAGTTTAGCAAAACTCGGATTAGACACAGTTATTGAGCCTAACATATTTAATAATGGGACAACACATATTATATGTCATGATGGATACTATCATGACACAGGAATAGAGAATGTTAATATTTCCGATCCGTCAAATCCAAAATTTGATGCTGCGTCAGCAGTATTATATGAACTTGAATTAAGAATATGGAATAATATATCAAGAACATCAACAGTATCGCACTCGCATTTTATGCCAACAATTTCTCAAGGCACATGGTTTACAAGGCATACTATTGATGATTATATTGAAAGATTTTTTAAAGAATGGCAAAAGAATACAGGTAATACAGAATTAAATATTGAAAATTATTATGATGCACTTGATCCATTTACTTGGAATTATAGCACTCTGGTTGCACCTGGAAAACTAAATGACAATTATCCTGGACACTGGCGCGGTGCTTATGCATTATTATTTGCTACTGATCGACCAGAAATTGCTCCATGGGAAATGCTTGGATTTGGTGAAGAACCAATTTGGTGGTCTACACATTATCACTGGACAAATACAACCAAACGTGCTAATTTAATTAACGCATTAACTTATGGTATTATAAGCGAACCTGGAGAACCAATTATACAAAACCCAAAATATGCAAGAATAGATTGGGATTGGGCAACAAAGGCCCCTGTGAATATTTTAGGTGAAATTGTGTCGCCAGATATTGTATTAGGAACACCGCCAGCAGTAGATGCAGCACAATTGTTTGTGTTTGGTGATGTCGGCCCAACTGAATATGAATGGCGACAAACTCCGTTAGGAGCAGCAGCAATACTTGATGCAGTTATGAAACTAAACCCATGTAATACATGGTTGCAAGTTTTCCAGCCAGGCGAAAGTGATTATTTTAGTTCTACAGACGGCAGCGTAGTTAATAAAAATACAGAAACACAATTTTCAAATACAAATATGGCATTCCATGGCAAATCTGTTGGCAAGCAGATTAAAAACGTGGAGATACTTAGTACTAATGATACGGTTGTACCAGCTGCAACCACAGTTGTATTTGTTGGCGGTACAGCTCATGAAGATACTGCCAAAGCTGAACTAAACATTCACAGTGGTGTACTAACGAGCGTTGAATTAACTCGACGCGGTTCTGGTTATACTAGTTTACCAAATATTATATTAGTATTCCCAACTGGTTACGCACCACCAGCTGGTCAAGAATGGCCACAAGCACAATTTGATATAGAATTTGAAGATGATTATGAATTCTTCAAAGGCATTGATCAGATAATGCATAATAATAAATTGCGCAGCCGTGCAGATTTTGACCGCAGCCAAAGATTAGCAAGTTTAGAAACACATTTAATGCAGCCATTGGCTGGATTTACAGACAAATCATTAATTACTGTTAAAAGTGAAAGTAGTGCCACTGGTGCTTATACATTGGGCAGTAATGATTACACGATAAACATGCATGGCGGTTTGACAGAACAATTAATAACAGCAAGTAGTGTTAAGTTTAAAAAAGTATCCAATGGATTTGTTATTGATGGATATAGTAGACATCGTCAAGAGTTTGTGTTTTATGAACCATATGGTGTTGAATTTGATCTTGTTGAATTATCAAATGGATTAACAGTTCAGAAATTTAAGCATTTTGCAAAAACGCCTAGTATATTGAAGTTTGATACAAAATTAACACGCATTCAAGATGTTTATAACTTTATACGTGGATATGCGCATTATCTAGAATCAATGGGCTTTAGTTTACAAGTGTCTGGTGAAGGCATTGCAAACGAAGCTGTGACATGGGCAAACCAAGCAGGTGTAGACACAACATATATTAGTGAAATTGGCCAAGTTGTTTCATTCTCCAGCACTGAATATTCAATATTACCATTTGGTAGTTTGCCAGGCAATATTAATAGCATAATAGGTGTAGATAAGAATGGCAATGAAGTAGATGTTACTATTGATAATTTATGTATCACACGATTAAATGACACAGTAACAATTCATCCGTCATCAATTAATCCAAAATCAACTGAATCAAATGAAACTATTGTAAATGTGACAAGTGCATCTAACTTAGCAAGTACAAGTGGCATTTTAACTACTGATGATTATGGTAACACTATATACAGACCAGCAGAGTTGCCGCAAACACAATTAAGCAATAGTGAATGGAATGCAGACGTTGAAACAAATACAGTTGATGTTATTCGCAGTGTTACAGTGGGATTAACTAGATATTATCATGGCATACTGTTTAATAACAAAACAACATTTAATGAAGTTATTTTTGATACAGTACTTGGCAGTCAACAAAAACGATTACAACTATTTGGACAACGTACACGTGATTGGCAGGGCAGAAAAGATGCACCTGGTTACTTAATTAACGATACTAGTATTGTACAAAACTTCGATACTCTTGCTGCTGACATGAATGATTTATATGACTTTAATACTACAAAATTTAATGACGATGTAGCTAGATTAGAACGAATGACACTGGGCATAACTGCAACTAACTGGATTAAAAATATTGATTTACCAGAAAATGTTGTTAATAAATTTATGCAGGGTGTTTTAAAGAATAAAGGAACAAACAGTGTTGTAGATAAGTTTAACCGAAGTTCAGTTATTAACCAAGGACAAAGTGACGTTGATGTTACTGAATATTGGATGTTTAATAGCAGTAATTTTGGTGATACAGTACGTAACAAATCAACAGAGATAAAAATTAAAAGTACTCAAGTTACTGATAATCCTAGTATAATTGATTTGGCAGACTTGAGTCTTGACTATGTTAACAAAGAAATAGATACAGAATTTAATATGGTTCCATTCGATCAACTTGGTATTACACAACGCAAAGCTGGCGATTTAAAAATTGATGAATATGATTATATCGCTAGTACAATGGATTCATTTGCTGAAATATATAATTCGACTGCTGATTATGCTACTATCCCGACGTGGAGTGGCTCACGCAGTTGGAAATTTAATGACTTAATAAGAAAAGATGGTATATTATATAAGTGTGCTGTTGACTATATTGGATATAATGAATTAGCAGATTATATTATAGCACAAGGTGTATTAGATATAAGTAGTGTTAGTTTTCCATATGCAGCATCACCTAGTCCAGCAAGCGCAACTATTGATGGTATAGATATTTGGTTTGATAAAACCGTAACTACATATCCAGATATTGTAGCAACAGGCACAGAATTAAATCCATCATGGACTGGCGATAAGCAGTTAATAGTTGATGGTTCAATTGTTATAGATTTAACGAAAGAAGAAACCGTTGAAGAAGTTGACACTGGTGCAGCTTATGGCGGCGTCCCTGTAACTACGCAAATTACAGATCATGATAGTGCTGTTGATGTTACTGGATTAGTTTTATCAATTAATTCTGTATCTGTTGACTTACAAGCAGCAGGAGCAAAACCAAGTGCTGATGAAAATGAAGTAGTTACTGGCACTGGTGCAGCCACTTATACCTTAGTTGGCCCAGCTGAACCAATGGATACAATGCATGAAATTACTGCAACATTTCCTCCTAGCGGTCCTGGCGGCAATACTGGTGGCCCGTATACTGCAGAATTTGATGATGTGAATGAAACAATTACTACAACACCTGCATTAGTTGCTGGTGATACAGTAACAGTTAATTATATTAAGCCATACTATATTAGTCGTACACAATTAAAAGCTGCAATAAATGGTAACGGTAGTCTTACTGCATTATCTATTGCTGCTGTTGATCATGAGTCAAATCCTGCTAGAATTGCTATTACTAGAACAACTGGTGTTGATCCAACTGATCCAGGGTCATATGATCCATTGACTATTGATACAGCATCTGGTAACAGTGCTATGGCATTAGTAGCTGGTACATATAATGTAACTACCCATTGGGTAGTACAAGATGCATTACAAGACCTGCCATATATTGAAGGTCAAATTGCTGCTGCCCTACCATCTGCCACATACAGTGTTGGCACTAGTGCCAACAGTATACAAATTACAAAATTAGCATCAAGTGGACTTGGTGCAAGTAGTGAACTAACTTTTGGTGGCACAGCACAGGTATTACTTGGTTTACTAAGCACATACGCAATTGGATCAAGTTGGGAACAACCAACTGACTCGACGGCTGCTGAAGTAGTAGCAGACATTAATTTAGCTATGATTCCTGGTGTAACAGCCCAAGTAGTAACTAATCGTATTGTAATACAAAAAGACAGTGGTGTCGATGTTCAAATGGATATAGGCGATACATCCTTTAATTCATTAGCTGGCTTGCCAATTGGAATACTGGGTGTCTCGGATAATACTAGTAATAGTTTTGATCCAATGAAATGGACTAATATATCTTCAGAAGATACTGCATTGTTTAATGCATGGATTTTAAACGATAGCAAAATGGAAAGAAAAGCAATTAATAATATAACAGCAAGCTTTAGTAGTTGGAATGTATTACAATCACAACGTATTCCAGCCTGGGCAGCTATTGACGCTGGCGATATAAGTTCTGATGGTAATGATGCTAAGATATCATTATTTAATAGTAGTAATGATGCATATTCAAGATCAGCAGTTAATGTTGGCGATTATGTGATGTTATTAAATACTACTTCGACGCCAACAATATCTGGTATACATAAAGTTACTGCATTAGAACCCACAGATATTAATAGTTTTTACATTGACAGATTTATTGAAACAGACGGGCGAGCTGAAGCAGTATTTGTATTCAGAAATGCAAGATTTAACACATATGCTGATATGATTTCAGCAATGGCTATTGCTAATAGTGATTATAACTTTGCTACTGGTGATAGAATATGGGTAACAGAAAGTGCAGATCCAACACCAACACCTGGCACATACAGTTACCTGTACAATGGTGACGGCACTGTGACATTAAATCGTTCAACCACTACATATGTTGATAATAGTGTATTGGAAAATATTAGATTATATGATGCAGCCAAACAGAAAACAGTTATTGAATTAGAATTATTTGATCCACTACAAGGAATTATTCCAGGTGTAGCTGATCGTGAAATTGACTTTAAATATCCAGTGGATATAGCAGTTTACAATATGTCTAATGACACTAATTATAATACTAATCAACGCAATGCATGGACCAATGATCAAGTTGGTAAAATTTGGTGGGATACAAGCACAGTATTTTATATTGATTACAAACAGGGTGATGCGAATTATGCAGCAAACAATTGGGGCAAGCAAGCAGATACAAGTAGCGTTGATATATATGAATGGACAAAATCAACAGTAACACCAGACAAGTGGGAAAATGAAGTAGCTGCTGGCAACGATCATTATGGTACAATTGCATCTGGTGAAGCATATAGAATTTATGATGAAGCTACAAGTGAATACATAGATTATTATACCGAAGATACAGTATGGAACGATCACTTTAGTCGTTACGACACAGTATATTATTTCTGGGTAGCAAATAAAAACACAATTACAAGTACTGACAAAACATTAGCAACTATTAATATAGCTGCTATTATCAATGATCCAACATCAAGTGGTATTCCATGGGCAGCAGCAATATCGCAATATAAATTTATAATGAATAATATAGCATATTATGTAAATGATGTAAACAGTGTTATACAAGTTAACGTCAAGCCAGATTTAGCATCACATAGTAGTTGGACTGCTATTAGTGAAGTTAGTGATTTAATTCCAGATTATTACTATATAGGTTTACAGGATAATCTAGTTGGTACACAGCGAATTACTAATAATCCATTACCAGATAAAACATTGCATGAGTTTAACCGATATGGTGATAACCGCAGTATACAATATAAATATCCAGGTGTTAAACACAGTCAAGCATGGTTTAAAGATACTTTAGATGCTAGACGAGAAGCGGTTGATATTATTAATAGATTATTGATTCATCAAAATATAGTAGACAACCTTGATGGTAAATGGGATCGAACATTAACAAAAATTTATTATGACATTCCAGCAGATGCTGAAACAGGAACATCTGCAGAGTTCGAACTTTATAAGACAACTAACTGGGACCCAATTAATAATAATCTTCAAGGCGAGAGTTTTTATAATACTGAAACTGAAACATTATATAGATGTACTGGTTCAGAATGGGTTCAAGATTCTGGATGGGATATGAATTTAGTTTGGCATTATGCTGATTATATTACTCAAGCGTTTGCGGCAAATGAAGTTTCAGCCACTGCCAGTGTAGCAACTTATAATGATTTACTTAATATTGATACGTCAAAGCACAGTGTTGTAATTGTTGGTCCATCAACCGTTTGTACTAGTACTAACTTACAAAAAGAAGCAACGTATCAATGGTCAGGAACTGGCTGGAATTTAGTTAAAAAGAAAAACGCAACCATTCAATTCAATGATTTAATATGGAATCGAAATAATTTATTTGCATGGGATATGCAAAGCTGGGATGGTATTTGGGATCATGATCCAAGTGGATATGTACATTATATTATAGAAGCATGTAGAAATGATTTATTCATTGATAGTTATTTAGAAAACTTTAATAATTTCTTCTTTGGTATAGTTAGATATATTGCTAACTTGCATACACAAGTTGATTGGTTCTATAAAACAACATTTATTAAATTGAATATTGATACTACTATTAATACTTCTAATCAATCACATCGTTTACCAAAACGCTTGTATAAAAATAATGTAGATATTTTTGAAGGATTTATTAACGAAGTTAAGCCATTCCATACAAAAATTAAAACAGTATTTGACAAATATCGAGTGTTAGATGTTGCAGAAATAAATGTTACTGAAGAGTCAGTAAATAAATTTATAGAAATCAAGTATGAAGATGAAATAAATGATGAATTTGGTCCTGATGTAGAAACATACAGTACAACCTTCGCGGCATATGCTATACCAGTTTTAGACGGTGGTGACTTTACGTCAACTCCAGTTGATAGCATCAACGGCGGCGGATTTGATATCCCAGCTAATTATAATATCACTAGTGGTGTAGCGAGACGATCTACATACAATGGTATCATTGATGAATCAGCAAGTTTTAAAGTAATAACAAATAGTTCAGGTGCTACAGTAGATAATGATTCACGTACATATGTATATGTAATAGGACAGGATCATAGACTAGCAGCATTTGGATTAGAAGATGCAAAAGCCACAACAGTTTCAGCAGATACTTTAAGAACTGCTACTACTATTGAAGTTACTGACCCAAGTGTGTTTAGAGCACATGGCGGTATGGCATTTATTAACGGTGAGGTTATATCATATCTTGGTGTAACTGGAAACCAAATTGAAGGTGTTATGCATAGCAATGGAGAAACTATTAATGGTAGCCATGCTAGCGGAACACAAATTATAGATATTTCAGATACTTCTGTGCTACAACCATTTGATAGCTCAAGCGAATTTGCAATGCATAACGAATTACCGTGGTTAGATTTTAATGACTATGTAACTATGGCAACATCACGTATGTTTGATGTTGGCACAGGCGATAGTTTAGTTGATCCGTCGGCAACTAGTAACGAAGCATTAGTAATGAAAAATCAAGGAAAAGGCATTGCTATTTAAGCATAAATATATATAACGGAGAACATGAAAAATGAACAACACATTCAATGACAAATCCACAGTAGAAATGGACGGTCATGTATTAATTAAAGATGCTGATAGTGGTGAAGTTTTATTAGATAAACACAATCATATCAACTTTGAAAATATGAGTGAAGCTATGGCAGGCGGCTTAGTTAATGCAGTTGATACAGCATCTGGCGAACCATTCCATATTGAAAAATTGGCATATGGTAACGGTGGCACTGCGGTGTCTGGAACGGGTGCAATTACTTATAATACACCAAATACAACTAGTGCAGATGGTGAATTATACAATGAAACATATATAAAAGCTGTCAATGTTTCGCCATTTGATAATGAAAATAATATTTCAGTTGAGCATGAAAACGGCCAACATTATACTGATATAAAAATCACAAGTACGCTTGATTATACTGAACCAAGCGGCCAAAATAGCGATGATACTGGTACTGATATGGAAGATGATTATGTATTTGATGAAATAGGACTGAAACTAAAAACAGGTAAATTCATTACTCATTTAATTTTCCATCCAATTGAAAAAGCAGCAAATAGAAAAATTCAAGTGATTTACACATTACGTATTAGGGCGGGAAATTAAATTATGGCATATAAAATAAACTTTTTTGATCAAACTACAACACCAATTGATGTTCAAGATAGAACTTTGAATACTGATACACATCTTACATTTGTAGGTAAAAATTGGTTTGGCTATGGAGAATCAATTGCGGAAAACCAACTAAAATTGTTAGAAAATTGTGCAAGTAATACAGTACCAGATATTGCCAAAGCTGTCGAAGGCCAACTTTATTATAACAAGGGTGAAAAATCATATTTCTCTTGTGTTATAAATGGTTCAACAAAAGAATGGCAACGAGTACCTGGTTCAGCTCTTGATACTATGACTATAGTTGACGATGTAAGTGTTGAACACGTAGTAACAGTGGCATACAAGTCGGGCACTGATTTAACTGAAATTGCGTTTATTATTTCGACAGATGCTGATTTTACAGTTAATACCACTGCTGGTATTAATCCTGCTGAAATAGTTACAAATTTTGCATCAATCAAGTCTGGAATTACAATGACTACTGCAACTGGTTTTAAATTTCACGGTACAGCAACAACAGCTGAATATGCTGACCTTGCAGAAATGTACGCAAGTGATGCAGCATATGCACCAGGCACAGTAGTTAAGATTGGTGGCGAGGCAGAAGTAACACAAACAACATCAGCATTTGATCCTGAAGTATTTGGTATTGTGTCAACAGATCCTGCTTATTTAATGAACAGTGAAGCTACTGGTACTTCTGTGGCAGTAGCATTAGAAGGCCGAGTACCAGTAAAAGTTATTGGACAAGTTAAAAAAGGTCAACGATTGTTGTCAAGCGAAGAGCCTGGTGTTGCAAGAGCACCTACAGATTATGAAATGCAAGAATATATGGACTGGTATCGAATAGTTGGTCGTGCTCTTGAGGACAAAACATCAGAAGGTATTGGACTAGTAGAAGTAGTAGTTGGGACCAAATAAAGTATGGCTATCCCACCAATAGGACAAAAGCAGTCAATAACAGCTGATCAATTTAATGAATTAATTGATGAGTACCATACCTATTGGGCTGATAAAAAAGATACAAGTTATGCATTCAATGATTTAGCTGTACTCACTAAAAATAGTCATAGCAAGGGATGGGGTCAAGCATCAGTTGAAGTCCCTGTTACGCCAGCAACAACTATTGAAGCATTGCATCTTAATAAACTTATAGCACAGTTAAACGCTGGGCTTTACCATATAGATGAATCTAATACATTATGTAGTTCATTTAAACTTGCTGGTAATAAAATACCAGCAGCCGCTTATGTCACTGTTGACTCTTTTATTAGTAGTATTGAAAATACACGATTCAATACTACAACTGCTGACATTGTTGTTGATATCTTAGATGGTGCAGTGCAAGTGGAACATGATAATCCATTGGAAAATTGGGACGATTATGCATATGCAAAAGTTAAAGCGACATTTACTAATTATGCAGAAG